AACAAGAAAATAGCTATGCAATCCCTAATCTATTTCACCCCCTCGCCGTAACGCCGCCTGACTCCAAACGACGGCGGGTTTTGGTTTTGGTTGAGATTAGTTCTTTCGACGGCGCTTTGTTGACTGCCGTAATGAAATTGCTGAATACGTTAACAGTGTCGCGTTCTTGTTGGGACGGACGCTGTTTCGGTTGACGATTATTTCGGAAGTTCTCGTGCTGTTGCTTCCGGGACTGAAAAAAGAAATTGTCGAGAATGTTTTCCAGCGGAATGTCTTTGTCGTTCATGGAATTTCTCCGTTAATTAACTCACCATAGGCCACTCATCGAATGACCTACAGTCAATCAACCACACTCTCGCAGTGGTCGCGCTCATGCCCTTGAGGTGCTGCCGCTTTCTCGCCGCTAATAACCGGTGCAAGTCTGGCTGTCTTGCTGCTCTACCGGCACACCTTCTTCCTCATTAACCCTCACCAGCGTGTGTGCAGTTCGACCTGCTTCTGGCTCCCTACGTGGGGACTCGGGGCTGCGTTACTAGCGCAGCATTAACGCTATGCGTTCGCGGTCTATCCGCGTTGCTAAACCATGATTAATTTTCCTTTTGGTTAATCACGAGCAGTTTCATAACGAGTGCGCCTTTACGGGTTGCTTTGCCCGATTGCCTGAATGATTACTCGATAACCTGAGTAACTACCCGGCGCCATTTCGGTTTGCTAGGGCTCGCTAGTTGCCTGTCGTGTGGGATTCATATTGTTAAAGAGCGATACTGCATTTATCTGTTGGCTGTGTGCCTTGGATGAATTCAATATATGCTCTTTACGCATATGCGTCAAACGCATATTTGCGAATATGAGAGTGAGAAATAGTTAAGGTAATGAAAGCAAAGGTAATAAATTTTTTATGGGGTTTTTTATTTGTGACGCAAGTCACGCATATTTGCGAGTGGCTAAAGCCCCTGATGGGGCTTTAGTTGAATTTATCCATGTCTTCGATAGACATGGGAATGGCTAACAATTACCTTCCCTTGTATATATAATTGAGGTTCTTCACTTTCCTCAATGTACCATGTTTCGTAATTTGGATTATCTGACAAAACAGCCAGTCTATTCTTTTGAATTTGAAGACGTTTTACATGAATTGCGCGACCAAATGAAAACACATAAATACCATCGCCATCAAATTGATTAACTGCAATATCGACAAATATTTGGTCTCCAGACTCGATAGTGCCACTCATGCTGTCTCCCTTAACCGCTATGACTTTTACAAAATCCTCATGCCTGTTACCAAAAATCAACCTTGCTTCTTCGGTTGTGTATTCTATAGATCCTATGGTTTCTACAAACTCTCCCGTTGAAATCCCATACCCAGCACTCGCTTCTACATTCAAGGATTGAACCTTAAAATACTTTCGCTTGCGAGATGGATTGGCTGAAATTAACACATCATTTTCATCACCCTCGATAAATAGATCTGCCATTTTAACCTCCAATGCCTCGGCTATTTTCGAAATTGTTGAATCTGTATAGCCTTGTTTATTCCTTTCGAGACGAGAAATATTCCCCACATCACTATTAATAGCATTGGCTAATTCAAGGATTGTCATTTCCTTCGCTTTGCGAAGCTTTCTTATGCGTGACCCGATTTTCATTTTGTCATTGGACTCATTTTTTGCGTTTCACTCAAAGCGCCTTGCGCATATCTGTTTTGTGTAATAATATGCGTATAGCGCATTTAAAGGAGATGATATGCAAACGCCATTACGAAAAATTAGGTTGGATAACAAACTTAAAATTGCCGAAGTTGCAGCGGCAGTTGACTGCGATGTGGGCAATTTGAGTCGATTAGAGCGAGGCAGCCAGAATGCATCACTGGAAATGGCTGAGAAGCTATCTCGATTTTACAACGGAATGATTGACGAAATGCAGATCCTGTATCCGCAAAGATACATGTAATCATTCAACGCTCTTTAACAATTTGCCCACACGACAGGCTATTGGTGAACCCTAGCAAACCGAAATCGCGCCGGGAGGTATTTACTACTCTCAGGCAATCGGGGAACTCACCCGTAAAGGCTGACACTATAACGCCGTGATCGTGTTTATTAACTATCTATTCAGGATAGACGATATCTATCGTTTATTTATTAAACAAAACTTAACTATAGGAACTGTAGCAGATGGAAGTCGCAAAAACTCGCAATACTCGCGTTACGTGTAAGCCTCAAGAGCTGGAAACATTTTGGTTCAAATCAGCCGCGGAAACTGGGAACAGCCCGTTAGCTAGAGACATGGGGATTCACCCAACGGGATTGAGTCGGGAAAAGAGCCGGATAGTAAAACTGGCTAGCAGATTGGTTGCTAAATACGGCATTCCTGAATGGGCGATTGAAATGCCAGATCATAAGCAGATGGTCGTTATTGAAGGCGAACACGCTGAACGATTGATTCAGGCTCTGGAATGTAAGGGAAAGGTAAAAAGAAAAACCCCAGTTGTTGACGCAACTGAGGCTTCTGAAATGCAACTTGAGATGTCGATTTAACGACTGAGAGGAAGTATGCAAGTCCCTCTCAACAACACATTTAACAGAGGTAATTATACATGAAAACGAAATTTAATGGTAGGGAGGCCGTATGAATACAGCGGAGGTTTATCAATTCCCTGTCCCGCAGGAGAGACACAAAGTGGCCGATGTTGATAATGGATTCACTCGGCTAGCCAATGAACTACTTGAGGCAATCATGTTAGCTGGATTATCACAGCATCAATTATTGGTGTTCATGGCAGTTTCCAGAAAAACTTATGGTTTCAATAAAAGCATGGATTGGGTCAGCAATGACCAACTTTTCAAATTAACAGGGATATTGCCTCATAAGTGTTCAGCAGCAAAGAGTGATCTGGTTAGACGGAATATTTTAATAACCAACGGAAGGCAGGTAGGAATTAATAAAAATATCTCTGAATGGGAGGATAAAAATAAAGTTTACCCGAAAAAGGTAAAGTTACCCGAATCAGGCAAGGAATCTTTACCTGAATCCGGTAAAAGCGATTACCCGAATCAGGTAAACACAAAAGACAATATTACAAAAGAAAAGAAAGACAATAATAATACCCCTATATCCCCTTCGCCGAAAAAATCCATCAAACCTAAATTTGATATCAATCAGGCTCCATTGCCTGAATGGTTAGATCCTGATGTATGGAAGGATTGGTTGGAATATCGCTCGGCAATCAAGAAGCCAATTAAAACCGTCCAAACCGCTAATGGGCAGATTAAATTTCTGAAAGAGTGCTACGACGCTGGCTACAGCCCCTCTGAGGTTATTGAAACCAGTATTACAAATGGCTGGCAAGGTTTATTTCAGCCTAAATATTCACCAAAAAACCGACCAGTTAACCGCATTGCTCAGCCTGTTCGTACAGAGCAATTTATCTCGGAGGATTTCTGATGAACATAGCCGAAACGCTGGCTCGTTTTCGCCGGATGATGCCGGAGCATATCAAGCCCAAATTCACGAATGCCGAAGAGTTGATGGCATGGCAGCGTGAGCAGGGGGAGATTGATTCAAAACTCATTGCCGAAGAAAACCGAGTCAACCGACTGAATAGGATCATGGGACGTTCTGGTATCAGCCCGCTACACCAGAATTGCACGTTTGATAACTACGTCGCTACTACCCCTGAACAGCAACAGGCGCTGGCAAAATCGCGTCGGTACGCTGAGAGTTTTGGTAACTCATTTGGCGGGTTTATTTTCAGCGGTAATCCTGGCACAGGGAAAAATCATCTCGCTGCCGCTATCGGCAATCACCTGATGCAAAACGGGCGGAGCATCCTGATCGCTACCCTGCCTGACTTGATGATGAGGGTACGCGAAACCTACCAGAAAGACGCGAAGGTCAGTGAGTCAGCATTGATTAACGATTTGTGTAATGTCGACTTGCTGGTGCTCGATGATGTTGGTGTGCAGCGCGAGAACCTGAACGAAGATTTAATTATATTTCAGGTGGTAGATCGCCGTTTGGCAAACAAGAAACCGGTTGGCGTGTTAACTAATCTAGCGCAGCAACAACTGGCAAAGGTATTAGGCGAACGGGTGATTGACCGACTGCGAATGGGTGTACCGATCGCTATCGGTTTCACGTGGGATAGTTATCGCAGACAAGTTAAATAAATACAAAGGAGTCAGACATGCAGATCATTTTCCACAAAGATAAACACTGGGAAGATAATTCGCAGAATGCCCAAATTGATAACCTCCTGAAAAGCAAGCATCGTTATTTCGTTTACAGAGACGAGCATCACTTCAATCGCAAAATCCGGTCTTGTTATCCACGCGGTAACGCATTCATTCGATTGGAAAGACTGGAACTGAATAAACCCCACCATAAGGACTTTTGAGATGAAAGTATCAACATTAGATCAACTTAATTCACGCTGGAATGAACGGAAAAAAGCTACCCATAATCGCGCATACAATGCAGCAGGAAGACCGAGCAAAGAACGTTGGTATGAAATAGTTATAGCCCATGGTAGACGGGTTAAGCGCGGTCGCATCGTGAAAAATAATGCTGCAAAAGTTGCAGGGCGTTTAAATGAATTGCAGACATTGAGTTGGCTAATAAGAAATAACCGAGAACTCAGCGGATTACCTCCTATGAAATTTGTATTTGGTAATTCAGGAACCGCAAAAAATTGGGATGAAAACGGTAATTATCAGGAGTTGTCATAATGAAAATTAAAACGAGTGAGCTGACAGGCCGGGCGTTGGACTGGGCTGTGGCGTTGGCGATCGGAGCTAAGCCT